CAAAATAATGAAGGGTAAAACCTATATGGATAAAGTTATGATTACATCCATTAATAATGTTAACAAAGATAAAAACCGATAATCATGGGAAAAAAAGAAAAAAAAGTAGAGGTAAAAGAATTATCTCATATTGACAAAAAAATCGCTAAGTTAAAAGAAGTTATTAAGAAATTAGAAGCTAAAAAATAAAGCTATGATAAATCCTAATAAATTTGCTAATCAAAAAATACAAGAACTAGGTCAAAACCTTTTTCAAGGTGAAGAGTTTGCTCAGCAAATAGCTAACAAACAATTAGACCAGCCAGTTCCACCTCCAGGTCCTTATGGTGATATAAACCCTATCATGAATAAGGAAAGTAGAGAGGCTAGAAGACAAGAGAGAAAAAACATAAGAATGGCTAACAAAGCTTTACGTAGTTCTAGACGAGAAAGAGCTAAAGGTGTAAAAGAACAAGGTCAAGAAAATTATAGCTATGATGGTTATGAAAAAGGTAGATATAATAAAAAAGGTGATGATATAGAGTACGGTAAAACACCTAGATATTCTAAAAAAAATCCACCAGATGGATCAGATGCAAGTTTTGGTATTAGTGGTTATGTTAATGATAAAAAGCAATTTAAAAGTGCTTTGAATCAAGGTACATATACATATAAAAAAGGTGATTTAATAGACGAAACTGATCACGAAGAAACTACTTATAAAAGTTCTAACGAAGGAAAAGTAACAGGTAAAAGATATAATGTAGAAAACGTAAGTGATATTCAAGTAGATAAAAAAGGTCAGTACATGACCACTTTAGGTGATGATGAATACTATGGAATGGATAAAAGACCAACGTCTTCAAGAGTATCAAGTTATGATCAAGGTCGTAATGCTTTAAGAGACACACTAAGACCTAGCAAAGGTAGAAAGTTTAAATCTACTTGGAAGAAAAAATAAAAAACAAATATTATGGCAAAAAACCCAGGACAAGTTGGTGCTAACGCAACGTGGGACGGACCTCACCAACCAACTAATTTAAAAGAAGGAAATCCAAAATATGGTATGGATCCAATGCAAGTGTTAAAAGATCCACTACCTTATAAAGCAGGACCAATATCTTCAATAGCTAAATCTAGGCTTGGAGGTGGTTGGCCTGACAGTATGGTTGCTGACAGATCTATAAATCCAACAGCAAAGTAAAAATTCACTAAAATGAGTGATAGAATAAGTGAACACATCTCGCTTAAAGAAGGGATTAAATCTCACACAGCTACTAGGTTAAATATTGACAATATACCTAGAGAACTAGATTTAATTAACATGAAAACTATTGCGGAAAAAGTGTTTGAACCTCTACGTAAATGGGTAGGTGGTCCAATAGCTATTAATAGTTTCTATCGCTCGCCCAAATTAAATTCTGCTATTGGCGGAAGCACAACCTCACAGCATTGTATCGGTTGCGCACTTGACATAGACGATAACTACGGTTATAAGACAAATGCAGAGATGTATGATTATATTAAGAATAACTTAGATTATGATCAGATTATTTGGGAGTTTGGAACAGAAGATAATCCAGACTGGGTACATGTAAGCTATGTTTCAGAAGATATTAACAGAAGAAGATGTTTACAAGCATATAAAGAAAACGGTAAAACTAAATACAAAATAATATGAACTCACCTTTTTTTAAAAAAATGATGAAAAACCCATGCTGGAAAGGGTATGAGGCTTATGGTATGAAAACTAAAAACGGTAGAAAAGTACCTAACTGTGTTCCTAAAAAGAAAAAGAAAAAGTAATGGCTTTTAATTTACCAAACGGACCTTTAAATATGCGTAAAACTACGCAAGGTAAAGGTAGAACTTTTAGAAAATCAGAGGAAGGTGCTGGTATGACTGAGACAGGTGTTAAACAATATAGAAGAGAAAACCCTGGAAGTAAATTAAAAACTGCAGTTACTGGTAAAGTTAAACCGGGAAGTAAAGCTGCTAAAAGAAGAAAATCATTCTGCGCTAGATCAAAAGGCTGGACCGGTGAAAGAGGTAAAGCTGCTAGAAGAAGGTGGAAATGTTAAATAAAAAAAAATAAAAAAAATGATTAGAAATTATTACACTGACTCTTATAAGTCTGGATTAGTCGTAACACCAAGTGATACGCTATTGCTAGATGGCAGAACGAAATCAACAACACCACAAGGTTCGTGGAAACAATACAACCTGTATATTGGTAATTCACCATCAATACTACCAGTTACAACAACTAGTGATAACACTGTTGTTTCAAACTCAGCTAACGTAGGTTTAGCTTCACCTAATGCAGAAATAAAAGCTGGCATGAGAGTAACAGGTGGTACGTTACCCGCGGCTGGTGTTTTAATAGCATCTGTAACAAACGCAAGTAATTATGTTTTAGCAACAGCTTCAAGTATAGCTGCTGATTCAACACTTACATATAGTTACGATACAGAAGCATCTATAAAAGTTCACACTGTTAATGATGAAGCAATAACATTTGTAAAACCTGCAGAAGGTTTTGTATTGCCAGTTAGTGTAGTTATGGTTTATGCTACAGGTACAGGTGGTGGTATTTCAGATCTAATAGCTTTAAGTTAAACAAATATAAAAAAAAATATTATGCCGAACATTAGTAAAAAAACAGCTTACGACGTAAAAGAAGCAAGCAATCAGTCACTTTCTAAAAGTGCAAGAAAACATTACGCAGAAAATGCACAAGCTGGATCTAAAGATGATAGCCCTATGAATAAATATGGTTCTCATAGCCCTATGAACATGGGTGGATCATGGATGTCAAAACATTGTGGTCAATCAAATTTAGGAAGCCCTCTTAATCAGGGTACAATTAGTCTTTATCCAGATAGATTAAATAAAAAAGGTCAAACTCAAACAGAAGTTTTTAACAATGCGGAAAAACCTTATAAAGATTATGTAAAAAAATATAATGAAACAACTTTTACTTCACAAGATAGAGTAAATAAAGCTACTCAAAAAGTAAAAAAATTAGAAAATAGACGTAATAGAGTTGCAGATTCTTTGGGTCGCGCAAATGAAACGATGAATTTAAGGTTTGACGCTATAAACAAACAAAGAACTAAACTAAATAAACAACAGTCTGATATATTGTCAGGAAATTATTAGTATCATGGGAAAATATAAACACGAAGGAAAAGGTAGACATATTTCAGTAGGTGGTGGCCAAGAAAGAAAAGACTTATTTAAAGACATGTCTGGTGGATATAATGCTATGGGTGATTCTAATGATCCAAGCCCACTTTACAATTATGGTGGTAATTCTGTAGCAAAAAGATATTCTAAAGGCCCATTAGAATTAACAGCTGAGGGTAAGAAAAAAATATTAGCTAGTAGTGCAAACCCTGAGTTTAAGTCAGCTATAGCTAAACAACCTGTAGAAATGAAAGGATCACATTCACCTATGTATAAATCAAGCTGTACGAGTGGGGGAAGTTCTAGATCACCTTACAAAGCAATAGGAGATCCTAATAAGAAAATGGACAGATTATCTGCTAAACATAAAGCACTTTATGACCGTTTTGAAATGGGTCAAACCAGCGAGGCTGAAGAACAAAAAATGTACAGACTAGAAGATCGCATGGATAAAGTAGGTAAAAAAATAAAAAATAAGAAAAAATAAATAACAACAAACAACAATCAATTAACAAAAAACAAAAACAATTATTATGGCAAAATTTATTTCATTAAGTTCATCTGCTGCTGGTTTAGACAGTGGTGAACACTTAGTAAACGTAGATGATATTATCTATGTAGATCAAACTCAAGCAGTAACAACTTTAATTTATTTAAATTCAGGAGCTGGTGGAGCGGATTTAATCACACTTACGCACACTTCAACTGGAACTGTTCCTTCAGTAAGAGACAAAATTAATTATGCATTAACTGCTAACCCAGGTGGTGTAAAAGCTAAAGTACAACTTCCTTCTGGAATTAGTATTTCAGGAATTGCAATTGCATAATGAAATCTAGAGGCTTAGGTGATATAATAGAAGATTTCACTAAGGCAACTGGTATTAAAAAAGTTGTTGATTCAGTGTCACAGGGTTTAAACATACCCTGTGGCTGTCAACAGCGTAAAAAACAACTTAATAAAATGTTTCCTGGAAAATAATGGCTTTTAAAATTAACCCACCATACGTTATCGACAACACTCCAATTTACAATGTAGATTTAGAAGAAGGTGTGTTAGGAAAAGCAGATAGAAACGGAAGTATTTTAGTAAGTAAAGATATTAAAGATCCAAAACAAATTGAAGATGTTATCAATCATGAAAAAGTTCATATTGATCAAATGAAGCGAGGTGATTTGGATTATGATGACAGTGCGGTTTACTGGAGAGGTAAACGCTACTCAAGAGCACAAATGCAGGAGGGTGCTAAAAATCTTCCTTGGGAAGCTGAAGCATATAAAAAAACAAAATAATTATGGCATACAAAATGAAAACCTCTGTAAGCGGATTATGTAGTCCTTTACAACAAAGCTATGAAGTTGGAAGTAAAAGACATTCAAGAAAATTAAAAAAACAAAGCAAAACTAGAGGACAATTAAAAGATGCTGGATTTGAACAGGAGTCTAGCCACAGATCTACAAAAGGAACAACTTTTATGGGAACTGGTCCTGGACATTACCCAGCCAATGATGGAACTGGTCAATACAAGATGCATAAAGCTATGTCATCTAAAAAAGCCCAAAGAAAGATTAAAAAATATGATAAAACAGCTAAGCAATTAGACGAGTTTTACTAAAATCATGCCAGATCCTAAAAAGAAATTTAAAGATACAACAGTAGGTAAACTATTGTTTGGTGCTGCGTCATTAGTTAACCCTGCGTTAGGTAGTGTACTAAGCGGTGTGACTTCACCAGCTGAAGCTATTGCTGCTATAGGTAAATCCGATGTAAGTGGTGAAGACAAAATAAAATTACAACAACTTATATTCGAACAACAAAATAAAGAAATGGAAGCCGTCACATCAAGGTGGCAAGCTGATTCAATGTCAGATTCATGGCTTTCTAAAAACGTACGCCCTATGGTTTTAGTGTGGTGTATTGTTATATTTTCAATAGCAGGATTATTAGATAGTGTAGAGTCTATACCATTTCACATAGGTGAATTATGGAATGATACATTTGAAAAAGTAATGATGGCTGTTGTTCTAGCATATTTTGGTGGACGCACGACAGAAAAGGCTACAAGTTTATTTAAAAAATAAATAAAACCTGTAACTATATTAATAAATAATTAATCAATTAAATTAAATTAAAAATGGAAATTAAAAAAGACCAATTAGAAAAAATCCAAGGCTTTCAAAAAGACTTAAACAAGTTGTTAAACGAAGTAGGATTTTTAGAAGCCCAAAAAACCGCGGTATTATCTAAGTTTCACGAAGTCAACAAAGAAACTGAAGACTTTAAAAAGGAACTTGAAGAAGAGTACGGATCGATTAACATCAATCTTGAAGACGGTACTTACACTCCTATCGAAAAAGAAGAAGACAAGAAGGAGTAATGTCATCTGTTATTAGAAAGATCAGCATCGGTTCTGATTACAAAACTGATGCGATGCATTATTCTTTGACTCAGTCAGTATACGGAGGTCACACTATATCTCATATACTCTTTGATGCAGAAGATAATTCTTATAACATTTACATTAAAAAAAACAACGAGGTATTGCCATGGAAAAAGTTTAACTCTAACATGGCAATCTCCGTTGAATATGATTTAGAATACTAAATGAAAAGTATATTTGACTTTATCGTTGAGCCTGCTGGCCAGCGATATAATAATGAAGTTAAAGTAGGTGACAAAAGCCTTATAATTAACACTCAGTCAGAAAGTTTTAAATCAGTAAATAATATAGCTAGAGTTATAGCAACACCAAAAGCATACAAAACACCTATTAAAGCTGGTGATTTAATTATGATACATCATAATGTGTTTAGAAGGTTTTACGATATACGTGGTGAAGAAAAAAACAGTAGATCATATTTTAAAGATGGTTTATATTTTGTTCAATTAAATCAAGTGTATTTATATAAATCTGATGAAAAGTGGAAAGCTTTTGGCGATAGATGCTTTATAAGCCCAATTCATAACAATGACGATATAGATGCTAATTTAGAAGAACGCCTTGTTGGTATATTAAAATATGGCAATAGTTCATTAGAAGCGTTAAAAATCAACGAGGGAGACCTTGTAGGTTATTCACCGTTTGGTGAGTTTGACTTTGTAGTTGATGGCAAGCGTCTTTATTGTATGAAATCAAATGATATTGTAATTAAATATGAACGTCAAGGAAACGAAACAGAATATAATCCTAGCTGGGCACATAGCAGTTGAGGAACTTATTAAGGTAGCAAAAGAAGCTATAGTTGATTCTGATGATGATATATCAGCTGATAGATTAAAAAATGCTGCTGCAACTAAAAAATTAGCTATATTTGATGCTTTTGAAATACTAAATCGTATTAAAGAAGAAGAGGATATGTTAAACGATAAACCAAAAGAAGAAAAGAAAACTGAAGCTTTTGGAGGTTTTGCAGAAAGAAGATCTAAGTAATGTATAAGCAAACGTTATATAAAGTAATTGATCACATAAAACCACATGTAATAAAAAGATTGAATAAATCTAAAAAGTGGGATTATGGTTATAACAAAGAGCATGATGTTATTGTTATATCTAAAACAGGTCAGATTGGCGAAGTATATGAAATACAAAACTTAAAAATAGCATTACCAAAAGAAAACGAAGTTTTCACTGAAGCTGACAAGTGGCAAACCCACGAATACCCTAAAGCTTTAAAAAAAATTAAAACAATATTTGATTGGAAACAATATCCAGATGATTTTAAAGAAAAATGGTATGCATATATTGATAGAGAATTTGCCAGGCGCCACGAAGGTTATTGGTTTAATAACAAGGGTAAAGCTACTTATATTACTGGTACTCATTACATGTACCTGCAGTGGTCCAAGATTGATGTTGGGCAAGCAGACTTTCGAGAAGCAAACAGATTATTCTATATATTCTGGGAAGCTTGCAAAGCAGATACGCGTTGCTACGGAATGTGCTACCTCAAAAACAGACGGTCTGGTTTTTCATTCATGGCATCTGGCGAAACAGTCAACCTTGCCACTATCTCTAGTGATGCTAGATACGGTGTCCTTTCAAAATCAGGGGCTGATGCAAAGAAAATGTTTACCGATAAAATCGTACCCATTTCCGTCAATTACCCGTTTTTCTTCAAGCCAATTCAAGACGGTATGGATCGGCCAAAAACAGAACTTGCATACAGAGTTCCTGCTAGTAGATTTACAAGACGTAAACTAGATAGTAACGAGCAATTAGAAGAACTAGAAGGATTAGATACAACTATTGACTGGAAAAATACAGGAGATAACAGTTATGATGGTGAAAAATTAAAACTACTTGTACACGATGAATCTGGTAAGTGGGAAAAACCTGACAATATATTAAATAACTGGAGGGTTACAAAAACTTGTTTACGATTAGGTTCTAGAATTATAGGTAAGTGTATGATGGGTTCAACGTCAAATGCTTTAGACAAAGGAGGTAGAAATTATAAAAAATTATATGATGACTCAGACGTTACCAGAAGAAACCGCAACGGGCAGACTAGCTCGGGATTATATAGCTTGTTCATTCCTATGGAGTGGAATTACGAAGGATACATTGATTCTTATGGATTACCTGTCTTCGAGACACCGGAAGAACCTAAAAAAGGGCCAGATGGTTTCCCCATTGAAATCGGTGTTATCGAGCACTGGGAAAATGAAGTAGATGGTCTTAAGAACGATCCTGATGCGCTTAATGAATTATATAGACAGTTTCCACGTACAGAGAAACATGCGTTTAGAGATGAAACAAAACAATCACTATTTAATCTTACAAAGATCTATGAACAAATAGATTATAATGAAGATTTAAAACATTCTAATGTTGTTACACAGGGTAATTTTATGTGGGAAGGTGGGATTAAAGATACAAGCGTTCAGTTTGTTCCTAGTAAACAAGGTAGATTTATAGTATCTTGGGTTCCAGATGTTCAACAGCAAAATAGATTTATTATTAAAAATGGTATGAAGTATCCTGCTAATGAGCATATGGGTGCTTTTGGTTGTGACTCATATGATATATCGGGAACAGTAGATGGTAGAGGTTCTAAAGGTGCATTACACGGTTTAACTAAGTTTACTATGGATACTTGTCCACCTAACTTATTTTTTTTAGAATATATAGCTAGACCACAAACTGCTGAAACATTTTTTGAAGATGTGCTTATGGCTTTACATTTTTATGGTATGCCAATACTTGCTGAGAATAATAAACCTAGATTATTATATCATTTAAAAAGAAGAGGTTATAGAGGTTACTCTATGAACAGGCCAGATAAAACAGCATATAAATTATCTATAACGGAAAAAGAAATAGGTGGTATACCGAATTCAAGTGAAGACGTTAAACAAGCCCATGCTGCGGCTATTGAATCTTATATTGAAATGTTTGTAGGATATAACAATGAGCAGTACGGTACTATGTATTTTCAAAGAACATTAGAAGACTGGGCTGCATTTGATATAAATAAAAGAACAAAACATGATGCATCTATAAGCTCTGGCTTAGCTATCATGGCTTGCAATAAAAATAAATATAGACCTATACCTGAACATATAAAAGAAAAAGTAAGTTTAAGTTTTTCTAAATATGACAACAAGGGTTCAAAATCAAAAATAATTAATTAGATGATTAATACGAGTACTAATAGTTCCTTTCCGAGTCAGGTGGTACCTCTCGCGGAAAAGCTTAGTTGGGAATATGGTTTGCAAGTAGCGCAAGCTATTGAACATGAATGGTTTAGAGGTGGTAGAGTCAACGGCACAAGATGGCAAAAAGGATTTCAAAACTTCAATAGATTAAGATTATATGCTAGAGGTGAACAGCCTGTGCAAAAATATAAAGATGAGTTATCAATTAATGGTGATTTATCTTATTTAAACTTAGACTGGAAACCAGTACCTATTATACCTAAGTTTGTTGATATTGTTGTAAATGGTATATCATCTAAAAAATATGACATAAAAGCATACGCTCAAGATCCGTTTTCACAAAAACAAAGAACAAATTATGCCTCATCTATATTAAGAGATATGTTATCCAAGCCTTTACTTGATAGTATAAAACAAAATTTAGGTGTAGACGTTTACAATGTAGTTGATCCGGCTAATTTACCTCAGTCAAAAGAAGAGTTAGAAGTGCATATGCAATTAAACTATAAACAATCTGTAGAAATTGCTGAAGAAGAAGTTATTAATAATGTATTAGATTTTAACAAATACGAATTAATTAACAAAAGAGTTATAGAAGATATAGTTACAGTTGGTATTGGAGCTGTAAAAACTAGTTTTAATAAAGCTGAAGGTGTTACAATAGATTATGTAAATCCTTCTAATTTAGTTTATTCATATACTAATGATCCTAATTTTCAGGATTTATATTATGTAGGCGAAATTAAATCAATTACAATACCTGAGCTAAAAAAAGAATTTCCTCAATTAACTAATGAAGAGCTTGCTACGATTCAAAAATACCCTGGCAGAGAAGGTTATATGCGTAATCGTAACAATGATAACGACTTAGTACAAGTGGTATACTTTGAATATAAGTCTTACATGGATCAAGTCTTTAAAGTTAAAAACACAGATAATGGTTTAGAAAAAGTATTAGAAAAACCTGATACATTTAACCCGCCACAAAGCGATAACTTTGACAGAGTGTCTAGAACAATAGAAGTTTTATTTACAGGTGCTAAGGTTATGGGTGTTGAACAAATGCTTAAATGGGAAATGTCAGAAAACATGACAAGACCTAAAAGTGATTTAACCAAGGTTAATATGAACTACAACATTGTAGCACCTCATATGTATCAAGGCCGTGTAGATTCACTTGTAGGGCGTATAACTGGTTTTGCTGATATGATACAGCTTACATCACTTAAATTGCAACAGGTGATTGCTAGAATGGTTCCAGACGGTGTGTTTGTAGATGTTGATGGTTTGTCTGAAGTTGATTTAGGTAATGGAACTAATTATAATCCACAAGAAGCATTAAACATGTACTTTCAAACTGGTAGTATAGTTGGTAGATCGCTAACACAAGATGGTGATCCTAACAGAGGTAAAGTGCCAATACAAGAATTACAAACGTCTAGCGCTAACGGTAAAATACAATCATTAATAAATACTTATCAGTATTATTTACAAATGATAAGAGATGTAACGGGATTAAACGAAGCTAGAGATGGTAGCTTACCAGATAAGGACTCATTAGTCGGTTTACAAAAAATGGCTGCCAACGCTTCAAACATAGCTACTAAGCATATTTTAAATGGCAGTTTGTATTTAACTCTTAGAACTTGTGAAAACATATCACTAAGAATAGCGGACATGCTTGATTTTGATTTGACTAATAGTGCTTTAAAGTCTAGTATAGGTAAGTTTAATGTTGCTACCCTACATGAAGTGGACGATTTACATCTTTATGATTTTGGTATATACATGGAGTTAGAACCTGAAGAAGAAGAAAAGGCGATGTTAGAGCAAAACATACAAATGGCTTTGCAACAAAATCAAATATACCTTGAAGATGCTATTGATATTAGAGAAATAAGAAATCTAACTTTAGCAAATCAAGTTTTAAAATACAAAAGAGTCAAAAAGCAACAAGCTGATCAACAAGCTCAAATGGCTAATATTGCTGCACAAGCAGATTCAAACGCAGAAGCTTCTGAAAGATCTGCAATGAATGATGTGCAAAAAGCAGAGGCTTTAGCACAAACAGAAACACAAATAGAACAATCAAAATCTCAGTTTGAAATACAAAGAATGCAAGCTGAAAATCAACTTAAACTTCAGTTGATGGCTCAAGAATTTGAGTATAACATTAAACTAAAAGAAATGGATGTAGCTAACACATCTCAAAAAGAAGCACAAATAGAAGATCGTAAAGATAAGCGAACTAAAATTCAAGCTTCACAACAGTCTCAAATGATTAGTCAAAGACAAAACGATTCTGCTCCAACAGACTTTGAAGCAGAAGATTCATTACAACTACCATTATTATCGTAGTTATTTATTAATTTTTATATTATTTTATTATGTCAGAAACAAAAGAAAAAGCTGGAAAGCTTAAGGTGAAAGCTAAAATTCTTAAACCTAAAAATTTATCAAATAGTGATGAACCTATAAAAATAGATTTATCAAAACCTAAAACAGAAGAACAAGATGCCATTCAAGTCGGAGAAACAAAGGAAATACCTGTGGTTGAAACATCCGGAGATAGCGAGAAAGTGGGAGAACAAGTACAAGAGCCCAGTCCGATTGCTGAAGTTCAAGAAGAAAAACCTGTAATTGAAGAGGTTAAAGAAGAAGAAGATGAGGTTATTTCAATAGGTGAAAAAATGGAACCACAAGCGGAATTAAAAGCTGAGGAACCACAAGCCACAAAACAAGATATTAATTTACCTGAAAACATTGAAAAAGTCATAGACTTTATGAAAGAAACAGGTGGAACATTAGAAGATTATGTTAGATTAAATGCTGACTATTCTAATGTAGATAGTGATACATTATTAAGAGAGTATTACAAACAGACTAAATCTCACTTAGATTCAGAAGAGATTAGCTTCTTATTAGAAGATAATTTTGAGTTTGATGAAGAGTTAGATGAAGCAAGAGATATTCGAAAGAAGAAACTTGCATACAAAGAAGAGGTTGCAAAAGCCCGTAAGCATTTGGATGGTTTAAAGAGTCAATATTACGACGAAATCAAGTTGAGACCCGGAGTAACTCAAGAGCAAAAAAAAGCTATGGATTTTTTCAATCGCTACAACGAAGAGCAAGGTGTAGCAGAGCAACAACATGAAGTATTTAGAAATACTACTAAAGATTATTTTACCAAAGAATTCAAAGGTTTTGATTTTAGCGTAGGAGATAAAAAATTTAGGTACGGTATTAAAAATCCTAGTGAAGTTGCAGATAGTCAATCAAACATCAGTAATATAGTTAAGAAGTTCTTAAACGATAAAGGTGATGTAACTGATGTAAAAGGTTATCACAAAGCTATGTATGCCGCGCAACATGCAGATACTATTGCACAGCATTTTTATGAGCAAGGCAAAGCCGATGCTATTAGGAATGTCGCTGCAAAATCAAACAACATTAGTAACGAAGCTAGAGCAAGTGCTCCAAGTGACGTGTTTGTTGGTGGATTTAAAGTTAAAAGTATAAGTGGTCTTGACTCTTCAAAATTAAAAATCAAAGCAAGAAAATTTAACTAAAACTAAAAATTATTTATTATGGGACAAATCGCTCCTGTGTTTGGAAGTATTATACCTTCTCAAACGCAATTACCGCTAGCTAACAACTATCTAGCGTTCAACACTGGTGGTGCAAATGCTAATGACTTTGCTCAACAGTATCTACCAGAAGTTTACGAAGCTGAAGTAGAAAGATATGGAAACAGAACTTTATCTGGTTTCTTAAAAATGGTTGGTGCTGAAATGCCAATGACATCTGATCAAGTTATATGGTCAGAACAAAATAGATTACACATCTCTTACACAGGGTGTACGCTAACAGGACCTGGTGCTGGAACATTTGTTTTCAGTGTACCTACTAACGCTGCTGTTGGTGCCGCTTCTGTTAAGAATGCAATTGCTCCAAATGATACTATCGTTGTAATGAACCCAACAACGGGTGTTACATTAAAAGGTATTGTAGGTCTTGTAGCTCCAAATGGTGCTTTAACTAACGTTACTGCTTATCCATTTACTGCTGCTAACTGGGATACTTTAGGTATTGCTGCTGCTGCAGGTGCTGCTGGACTTAAGATATTCGTTTATGGTTCTTTATTTGCTAAAGGAACTGGAAGCGGAAGTTTTTCAGTACAGCCACAATTTACTCAATACTCTAATCAACCAATCATTATCAAAGATAGATTTGAAATCAATGGTTCTGACATGGCACAGATTGGATGGGTAGAAGTTGCTACAGAAGATGGAACATCAGGATACTTATGGTATTTAAAGTCTGAGTCTGAAACAAGATTACGTTTTGACGATTACTTAGAAATGGCAATGGTTGAAGGTGAAATAGCTGACCAAAATGGTGGTTTTGCTGTGCAGGCTGCTGCAGGCGCTGCTGGATTAGCTGGCGCAGGGTTTAATGCTGCTATAGATGCTCACGGTACTGAAGGTCTTTTCCAAGCTATCACTAACAGAGGTAATATCATGAGTGGATTCCAAGGTGCTACAGGTATTTCAGATTTCGATCAAATACTTAAAAATCTTGATACTCAAGGTGCTATTGAAGAAAACATGTTATTCTTAAATAGAGATACAGATTTAGAATTCGATGATATGCTAAGCCAAATTTCTGCTGGACAATCTGGTGGAACTGCTTACGGTTTATTTGAAAATTCTGAGGATATGGCTTTAAATTTAGGTTTCTCTGGTTTCAGAAGAGGTTCTTATGACTTCTACAAAACAAGCTGGAAATACTTAAATGACGCTTCAACAAGAGGTGCAGTAGCTGTAAATAATATCGATGGTGTATTAATTCCTGCGGGAACTTCTACAGTTTATGACCAAATTTTAGGTACAAACATTAGAAGACCATTCTTACACGTAAGATATAGAGCTTCTCAAGGAGATGACAGAAGATACA